AAAACAAGTAATACATTACCTGGCCCTGGCGTTCTATTTTCAAGTAGTTCTTCAACTATTGCAAACCCTGACGCTGGTATTTCAACTTGTGCAACAGTTTTCCAAGTTGATGACTGGTATGATAATCAGTACATTCAGTTAAAGAATGGTGCATTACAGTGGAAAGAGATTGCTGAGAAACCAGGCACAAGTGGATACTCTGCTGCAAGAAATGGTTCTAATGACGAACTTCATGTTGTAGTTGTTGATGATACTGGAAAGATTTCTGGAGCAACAGGTGCAATTCTTGAGAAGTTTACATTCTTATCAAAGGCAGATGATGCAAAGAACTCTTTCGGAGATGCAATCTACTACAAAGATAAAATTTCTGAACAGTCTAACAACATCTTTGTTGGAATTGCAACTGGAAATGGTTCAATCGCATCTGGTATTCTAACTGCATTCACCCCATCATCTACTACAGATAATACTTGGAGTCAAGATGCACAGGATATAGATTTCAACTTTGTAGGTAATAAACTTTATGAGTTACAAGGTGGTAAAGATTACTCTGGTGTAAGTACAGAAGGTGGTTACTCAACATCTCTTGGAAACATAATCGGTGGTTATGAAATCTTTGAGAATGAGGCAGAATACGCAGTTAACTTCTTACTCAACGGCCCTGGCATCACAGGTAGTCAAACAGAGTCACAAGCAAAAGCAAACAAGTTGATTGCGATTGCAGAACAAAGAAAGGATTGTTTAGCAGTTATCTCTCCAAACAGAGAGACAGTTGTTAACGTAACAAATGCAAAACAACAGACTAAGAACGTTATACAGTTCTATGATCCAATTACATCATCATCTTTTGCAGTCTTTGACTCAGGTTATAAGTATCAGTTTGATAGATTTAACAACGCATTCAGATTCATGCCACTGAACGGTGATATTGCTGGACTAATGGCAAGAACATCTGAAGAGCAGTTCCCTTGGTTCTCACCTGCTGGGCCTCAAAGAGGAAATATCTTGAATACTGTTAAACTTGCATATAATCCTAATAAAGTAGAAAGAGACTCTTTATATGTGAAGAGAATCAACCCAGTGATATTCTCACCTGGCGGTGGATTCCTCTTATTCGGTGATAAGACAGGACTTGCAATTGCTTCTGCTTTTGATAGGATTAACGTTCGTCGTCTATTCTTGAACCTAGAGGCAAGAATTGAAATTGCTGCAAGAACTCAACTCTTTGAATTCAACGATGATATCACAAGAGCAAACTTCCGTAATATCGTTGAACCATTCCTTCGTGGAGTTCAAGCGAAGAGAGGTTTATCAGACTTCGTAGTTATTTGTGATGAGACAAATAATACACCTGATGTTATTGATGCAAACGAGTTTAAGGCTGATATCTTTATCAAACCAGCTCGTTCAATTAACTTCATCGGTCTTACATTCGTTGCGACTAGAACTGGAGTTTCCTTCAGTGAAGTCATAGGTCGAGTTTAATTAAAGTTTCACTAAATAACCAAAGGAGTTAAAAAAAGAAAATGGCCAAATCATTTACTGAAAGAAGTATAACAGAGTTTCGATCCAGAATGACTGGTGGTGGTGCAAGATCGAATTTATTTGAAGTCGAAATCAAATTTCCTGATGGTCTTGCAATTAACGAGAGTCTTGTTAGTGATAAAACCCCCTTCCTTGTCAAAGCTGCTGAAATACCAGCTTCAAACTTAGGAAACATCCCTGTTCCATACAGAGGTCGTGTTCTTCCTATTGCTGGAGATCGTACTTTTGATCCTTGGACAGTCACAGTTATCAATGACACTGATTTCTTAATCAGAGATGCTATGGAAAGATGGAGTAATTCCATTAATGACATTCAAACAGCTCAAGGAACAATCAACCCAGAAGACTATCAAACAAGTGCAAGGGTATTTCAAAAGTCCAGAGAGGGAATTGGGCCTGGAGATACAGAGGAAGATTTAAGAATCTATAAGTTTGAAGGAATCTATCCAAACGTAGTTAGTTCTATTCCTCTTGATTTTGGTGCAACAGATCAAATTGAAGAGTTCCAAGTAACATTCAACTATCTATTCTGGGAAACAGAAGCCACATCTCAAGCGACTGGAACATTACCTCTAAATTAACTAGAGTTGATTTATATCATAGTTTAGGATATAATATAAATACCTTTAAAGGTATAAGAGTTATACTATGGCACAATTATTTGGTTTCTCGATTGATGATTCGTATAAGAAACCGTCACCATCAGTAGTCTCGCCTGTTCCCAAAAATAATGAGGACGGTGCGGACTACTATTTGGCGTCTGGATTTTATGGGCAATATCTTGATGTAGAGGGCGTATTTAAAACAGAATATGATTTAATTCGTAGATATCGTGAGATGGCACTTCATCCCGAAGTTGATTCTGCGATTGAAGATATCTTATGTGAAGCGATAGTTGCAGATCAAAATGATTCACCAATACAAATTGATCTAGAAAATTTAAACGTAGGGCCAAATATTAAAGATCTTATTCGTGGAGAGTTTCAGTATATTAAAGAAATGCTGGACTTTGATAAAAAAGCACATGAAATATTTCGTAATTGGTATGTAGATGGAAGAATATATTACCATAAAGTCATAGATTTAGAAAAACCAGAAGAAGGAATTAAGGAACTTAGATATATTGATGCACTTAAAATCAAATATGTAAGGGAACAAAAGAAAAAAGGTGGTGCAAACGCAATACAATATACGCCAGGCAATAATCCAGGCGCTAGTAATGATCCACTAAACGCAGATTTTGAAGGTTTAACAGAGTATTTCATATATACTCCTCACTCATATCAGAAAAATCAATATGGTTCCGTTGCAGTTACTGGTCAACAAAAAGATGCAGTTAAATTTGCAAAGGATGCCGTTGCATATTGTACATCTGGTTTAGTAGATCGTAATAAACAAACTGTCCTTTCTTATCTACAAAAAGCAATCAAGGCACTTAATCAATTAAGAATGATTGAAGATAGTCTTGTAATCTATAGATTATCAAGAGCTCCAGAAAGAAGAATATTTTATATTGATGTAGGTAATTTACCAAAAGCAAAGGCAGAACAATATCTTCGTGAAGTCATGGCAAGATATCGTAATAAATTAACTTACGATGCAAACACAGGCGAGGTTCGTGATGATAAGAAATACATGTCAATGATGGAGGATTTCTGGCTTCCTCGTCGTGAAGGTGGTCGTGGAACTGAGATATCAACATTGCCTGGCGGACAAAACTTAGGAGAACTTACTGATGTAGAGTATTTCCAAAAGAAACTTTTCAGATCTTTAAATGTTCCAGAGTCTCGTTTAGCTGATAATAGTGGATTTAGTTTAGGTCGTTCATCTGAAATATTAAGAGATGAACTTAAATTTACTAAGTTTGTTGGAAGAATGAGAAAGAGATTTAGTAATCTTTTTCATGATATACTTAAAACTCAATTGATTCTTAAAAATATTTGCACTCCCGAAGAATGGGAACAGATGAGTGATCATATTCAATACGATTACTTGTATGATAATCACTTTGCAGAGTTAAAAGATGCTGAATTAATGAATGATAGATTAGGACTTGTTGCAAGTGCTGATCCTTACATTGGAAAATATTTTTCTATTGATTATATTAGACGTAAGATTTTACGTCAGAATGATATGGACATTGCTGAACAAGACAAATTAATGGAGGCAGAGAGAGCTGCTGGCATGATTCCACCAACTGAACAAGAAATGCAGATGGCTCAAATGGCAATGGATGTAGAACAAAAAACTCAACCAAGTAAACCTAAAAGTGAAGTAGAACCAGATGTTGATACAGAAAGTGTCGAGGCTCCAGAATCTCCCAAAGGTGGCGAGATATAAATAAAACATAGGTATAGGATTTTTATCTCATGGATGAATTAATGAACTTGATGATTGCGGATGAATCTCCATCTGAAATTAGTGATTCAATAAAAACTCAATTAATGCAGAAAGCTGGTGCAAGAGTAGATGCTCTTAAGCCTGCGGTTGCGAATGCAATGTTGGGTTATGAAGTTGAATCTGAGGAAGATGTAGAGCCAGAGGCAGAAGTTGGTGAACTTGATTATGAAGAAGAAACCGAAGAGGAAGAGTAAATGGCACATCAACCTGTAGGCGCTGGTTTTAGTTTTGCAACGAATCAAACAAGTGCTTCACA